GTAAAAGTTCCGCTAGTTACAGTTTTGTCAGCACCAAAGTTTACAGCACAAACTGCTCTGTTTGTTGTAAAGCCTGTAACTGCTGTTGAATTGTAAATTAAACATCCTCTTGCTGTGAAAGAAGCTGATGTCCAAGAAATATCGTTAAATTTAACACATGCTGTGTCACCAGATAAAACTGGATCTGCACTTGGAGTTAAAGATTTTCCTCCTGCTGTGTAACCAGAAGATGTTTGTGTAACTTCGTATGTGTTTGTTGGATCAGCAGTTGCATCTGCTGGTGCAGTATATGCTGTTGTTGATTTACTTAAAGTTGCAGAGTTACTAGAGTATAATGCAAGTTTAAATGTGTTACCTGTAGGTGCACCACTTGCATCATTGAAGTTGTGTCCACCTTGTAAAATTTCTACTTTAAAAGTATTAGCTATTGCCGATGTTATTGCCATAATATTTTATCCTCTTATGGTGACGGTGACTTGACTGGGATTCTAACTGTTCCATCCGTATAATCGTCTCGTCTACGTCTACCTATTTGTGCTCCCGCAAACTTCTGTATTTCTTGTTTATACTTTTGCTCATATAATGTCAACATATCCGTTGGGCCCTTTAAAAACCCATAAGCTTCAGCTAAACAGGCATATAAAAGACCTTGAGGAAAGTTTAAACTTATATAATTAGTCTGATTACTAGACTCTAAAGTATTAGGCATTTTATTGTAATATATTCTAAATTTGTAGGCTTGATCTGGTGTAGGAGCAAAATACATAGCTCCAGATGTAGTATCACTTAAGCCTGTAGCACCACCAAACATAGCATAGTATTTAGGTAATCCAGTAACTGTCTTACCATCTACACCACCTTCAGGTCCAGTCGTTCTATTTACATACTCAGCTAAATACGTTTGATCTTTTTTCTCTAACCATTGACCAGGGCCTGTTGTGGCACTTGTAGAATTAAATACTTCTATACCTCTAATAAACAAAGCTCCTGCTGGAGCGTTTATAGAATTATTGCCTGCAGACAGAGTACCCTCTTGTACAAATCTATCTGCATCAATTGGCACATCATAAAAGATTCTTTGCTGTGCATTTAAAATAATATTTTCTAGAACATCTGTAGTAAAAACATTAGAGTCTACTTCTGTGTAGTTTCTAATTTGTGTTACTAAAGTGTCATAACTAATTCCTGCCATAATTAAGCTCTATCGTTTACCGGTCCTCCAAATACAAAATATCCACCACCTCTTTGTGTGCTAGATGGTGTAGAATTTACCACAAAAGTAAATTTATTGCTATACGTCTCTGTAGCATTGGCATCGTTTATAAAGCTTTCTTCCACAATAGTTATTTCTCTAGATCCAAATACTTCGACTCCAGCACTGTGTTCTCTGGCAGTCGTAGCCACAGGGGTTTTTCCATATGAAGGAGCAGAAGAGCCTCTAGTAACACCAGTTAACGTACCAGTGCCTGTATTGTTTGCAGTATATTTTATAGTTTCAGAATGATCCTCACCGTCTGAGTTATAGCTTATAATACATATATAACCTGATGATGGAAATTTAGTCGAATCATTTAAAACAATAGTTGTATCTGTTGTGTTAATTGCAGTCTTTAATGTTGTCGACATTTGTAGTTCTGCTACACTTAAACCACCAACAGCTTCTTTTACATCATACAATCTTACGAAATCTCCTGTTTTTCTTTGGTGTCGTTCTTGAAAAATTGTAACTGTAGTATTTGAATTTGTTGTAGATATTGGATTTAAATCTAATACTGCAGGTGTAGGTAAAGCTACTCTTGCTGGTCTTGCTCTCCATAAACCTTGTGGGTCAGCGCTAATAGGTTTTGGTTCTAACTGTGGTTGTTTTGGTTCGTATTCAGATGTATGCACCCATGCACCATTCCACTCTCTTACCATTTCTCTGTAAGGAAACACTTGTCCTGATCTATCTGATATAGCTAATGCGTATTTACCTTGTGCGTATGATGCCATTATGTTCCTGGGTAATAAGTTTTAGGAGCTATAAACGTGCTAGAAGCAGAACCATCTTCTGCTAACGCTCTTTTTAATTCATCCTCATAATAAAGTTTTAATTCTTGTGATCTTTGTGGTGCATATTTTTGTGATAGATAAAATGCTAAACCTGCTGTCATACAAGGTGCAAATCTGTAAGGAACATCTGCAGCATTTGTGTATGCATTTCCAACATCTTGTATTCTTTTTTGATAGTAAAAATTAATATGATTACCAGCCTCAGATGCTCCTGGTGTTAAATAAATAGTCATAGTAACTCTATCAATAAATCTTTCTACAAAATACGATGTAGGCGTACCTGTGTCTGTTTTATTAGAAAATGCTTGATATTGAGATCTACTTACTTTTGTTAATGGAGAATCTACACTAGAAGAATTTCTATAATTAGCTTCTAAGATATCATCCATACCACTTACAAATTGATTAACGGTTGCACCGTTACTGTGTGTAGCAGCTGTAGTTCCGTTAGCTGCTCTTACAACTCCTGTTAATTCTGTAGATGAAAAACCCGTATAAGATATTTGTTCTGTACCTACTAATAATAAACCGTTTGTAGGAAGATTAGCAATTGAAGTTAAAGTTATTCCAGTTGTTGCTGATGTAGATGAAATAGCAGCAGACAAAGTTGTGCTTAATCTACTTGTTTGTGTTCCGTCAGCTGTAGTTCTAAAAAAAGTGTATGTATTTACACCGTTTACTAAAGGCACGTTTTGATTAGCTATTTCCCAATAATGCAGTTCTCTATTGCCCCATTCTGAAAACAATAGGTTTAAAGATCTTTTTGCAGTTTTTAGTTGATAGCCGGATACACCTTGTAAACCAATACGCTCGTACGCGTCCTCTATGATATCATCTATCGCAAAGGTTTTATCAAAAGTATAAGCACCCGAAGTAGTATTTGCCATTGGCTACCTCTCTTATGTAAATGCGCCTATGATCGTACAAAAATCACAATTAGTTAAATCAACATACATACCTGCATCGCATTTGATACCTTGACCTGCAGTATCAAAATTTTGACCATGGTTATCTGCATTTGAAAACTTAGCATGAAACACTAATTT